ACTTTAGTTATATAGTTATCTGTAAAATGGAACACAATATAATCGCAAAAACGAAATGTGCAAAAATTGAAAACGAAACGAGCAAAACTTATCTTTTTTTCGCTTCCCAATTCTCTGTAACTCTTTCTAATGTTTGAAAGATTGGAAAGAATTAGACAACTTAGCAGAAAATAAACGCTGATTAAAGGCCATTTTCAAGGTCTTTAATCAGCGTCGTTTCGTTTCTTCCGTGTGTCTGTTTACACGTTCAATTCAAACTTTACCGCTTCATTTCCTGCCAGAAGTTCACGCGTTTTATCCACGTTGTTTGCGTAAATATGAACGTTTCCAAGGTTCAGCGTTATTGACTTCAAAGGCAGTTCAATTTGCCGCGTAATCAAATATAAATGGTAAATGTCTGCTGGTAAACCTAAGTTTGCATCGCTGCTTCTCTGATAGGCTGACAGAACCAATTCACCGTCTTCAATCTGGAACTGAATAAGGCTTAAACAAGGTGCTTGGTTTGTTTCCGCACCTGTTGATCCTAAAAACAGCACATAGTTTTTGCTGCTACGTTTCTCCCTGTTGATTTGGGCAATTAAAGCCGGCAACTTCTCAAAGTATGTCGGATAACTGTTTATAAGAATTTGCCCGCAATAATCCCACCAGTTTATCCCAGCTTCTCTGTATTTCGTCAGGTCTCGTTCTCCCTGCATGAACAGGCTTAATTCACTGCGCAGCTTCTTGCGTGCTATGTTATGACCCTCAAAGATGTTCAAGAGGTCAGAAGGTGACAAACTTAGCTGCTCATTGAGCAAATAGATTATGTCACCCTTTTTATTGCTCTGTTTCTTTCCACAGCGCAATATTTTGTCTAAGATGTTATAATACTTGTTTTCCATTCGTAAGCGCGAAATTAGCCCGTTTTTGAGCCTTACGCAAGGTTTTGCCCGACATCACGCTGAAAGCGATTTGCAGTCCTGACCAAACCGCTTTACTACGTCGTAAACAGTCCTTTCACTCACTCCGTAACGTTCTGCAAGTATTGCCACAATGTAGCCAACTTTTTCACCTGTTTTCTGGGCTTCCAGATAGTCATCATATAGTGCAACATATTTGTGGTCATTGGCTTTTATTCCAGCCTTTGAAAGCCTTTCCAACGGCTCACACATAAATTTTAGCAGCTCATAAATTGTCATTCAGCGTATTATTTGTAACTTTGCATATCCTACCTCATAAATAAACGCATCAAAGCGCGGACGGGAAGGCTTTTGCCCCCGGCTGCCGTGCTTTGGTGCGTCGTGTTTGTATGAGGTAGGATTCTGCAAACAAGCCGGGGGCTTTTTTATTTCCCCAGCCTATGAATGAGGTTAGAACTTTGCCATCATCATATCATTAAATTTTGCTTGGTAATTCAGGGTGTTTGTGCGCACCTGTCTTATTGCTCCATAAAGTGGTGCTGCTTCTCCATATTCGCTAATCAGCCAGTCACACAGTTCCATTATCTGGGACTTGTCAGAAGTGAAATAAATGTATTTCGTACCATTTGTGAGTTTCAGCACGTCCAAATAATCTGTAAGCCTCCAGTAATTTTCATATTGGCCGACTTCGGTAGTCAGATACGGCGGGTCCAACACAAACAACGCCCGGCTGTTGTCCTTGTGCAGTTCAAACAGTTCCCGATAATCCATGTGGACAACTTCCAGACCGTCAAGATAGCCTGAGCAGTCATAACCGCCCGGCTTAACGCGGTTATACATTGTGTGCTTGCGCAATTCGTCAAGTGTCTTGACCCATTTGCCGCTGAACAGCACCGACCGCCCAATGGTCATTATGTCCACATAGCCGGTTGCCGCATATTTTTCCACAATGGCAAGCACATCGGCTCGCTGCTCATCGCTTAACCTCGCATTGGGTTGAACACCATTTAACCGCTCTTTAATCAGCATTAAAATTTCATTGGTCTTCGATATATTTGCGAGCCGCTGCGTGTAACCGTCATAGTCATTATAAACGACCCTGCACCCCGGCAGCACAGCTTTAGCCGTGTGGCTCAACAATCCACTGCCGCCGAATAAATCGACCACTGTATCTACTTTTCCCTCCACCGTTCCAAGCATTTCAGAGAATGCCCGGACAAAATAACGCTTCTGCCCCATAAAAGGTAGCGGAGCGCTTTTATAAATCCTACTCATTCAGCATAATTGCATCGTATTTTGTTTGTTACATGAAATTTTAGTCGTATCTTTGCAGTATCTGTTAGAACACCAGTAAAAGTCCGTTTGTAGCCCGATATGCACCGTTTAGAATTTTCGTAAAAAACCTGTTTGTTAGCTTCGGCGACGTTCGGGTCCCCGTCACCGTGGGGAGCTCCGAAAAATGCTTATCCGTGTTCCCTGTAAGTCTTGAGGGAATGGCAGGGTTTAGCCCCGTCCCTTTGCTTCCTGTTTAGTCCCGTGAAGCGAAACTGCTTCCGAAAAGTGCTAAATGGGCCGGTAGCAAAAAATTTTTATCACTACCTTGATGAGCGTACATAGTGTTTCGACCGCAGGGACTTAAAAGTGAGGTGTTGCACCCCACTTTTTTTATTTCCCCTTTCTATGCTATTCCACGGAAAAAGAGCGTTTGAAGCCCCACGATATAGGTTGCTTTTTACCGCCAGCATTAGTTTTATATGCGGTCACGTACTGGCGTATCCGGTATTTCATTCGCACAATCTCACCGCCGCTGTCCTTGCCTCCGGTTTTGCCAAGCCTCGCTATCTGCAAGCCTATTGGGGCATAACCAGAATGCTGCGCACCTTTTTTGTTCGCGGTTGGCTTCAACGCTATTTTATTGTGAAGCCCTTGAATGTGGTAGAAGCCGTCGCCGGAGACATAGAACAGCGATGAACACAACCCCGGCAGTTCTTTGCCTATCAGGTGGCTATTTGATGCCGTGTCTGCCACTCCTATGCATTTAGGCACATACCATTTGCCGGGTGTTCCCTTGCTTAAACGTATTCCCTTAAAATGCACATACTGCGTTTTGGCGGCGCGCCTTTTTCGGATTCCCTTGTTTTTGCTGTACGCCTTTGCTCCACCGGTGGCACGCCAGGCGCTTCGCTTCTTTTTTCGTAGCAGTACAAGGTCGCAGTCGTCACCAAGCACGCCATGGCGCACATATACTGTGGTCCCGACGATTTTAACATCTAAGTGCATCGCTGTTTCTGTCTGGTGCTCCCACACGCCCCATGTGGAGTAATTACCGGTACGGACATAACGCACGTTGCTGCCCTGTATCAGTTCCTGCCTTACATTGCGGCTGCCCTGTTCCGTCACTATAAGGGTATAATCCGAAGCACCGAAAAGGGCCACACTGTCAGAGCAGGACAAAACGCAGGAAGTACGCAGCGAGTCAATCTGTTCGTTGGTCAGGCCTTTCAGCTGCTTGCTCGTGAGCTTCTGCGCCAACGTGTCTTTGAGGTATTCCAGAACAGTAGCCGGAAGGTTCTTTATCTGTTCAGCCAATATGGCATTGCTCGGGAACGTGCCAAGGGTCTTGCCCGACACATTGGCAAAACTGTTGATGTCGTAGCTTTCAGCTCCTTTGGAAGTCGTGAACTGCGCCCTCCTGTATGTGCGGGCTTCCAGATACTTCTCATCGTCCGCCTTGATGTCCTCGGTTTCTGTTACAACCGTCACATATTTTACTGATGCGGAAAATGCCGGTTTCTGCATCAGCTCCAGGACTTCGGCGCTGCCGTCTTTCTTTGTCACGACGACGCACCCGCCACTGTCTGTCTTGAGAATGTAGTTTTTGCCGCCTATCCCGGCAAGGCATTCCAGCAGTCTTATTTGTCCCTGGATAAAATCCAGCGTCTCTGTTGAAAGCGGATATTTGCCCACTCCACCTGTGGCGGTGGTCGTATTTGTATAACTTGCAGTATTCATTATTTAGGAATTAAACGGTTAAACACATTTGGAGTCCAAACCGGCGCAGTATTCGTGTCCACCGGATTGCCGGTCTTGACATAGTGCGCACGCTTGGTCACAAGTTTATAGTTTTCCACCATTGCCTTTATTTCCTCCAGCCTTGGCCAATATCGGTCTGGAACAAATACCACAAAATCATTTTGAGCGGCGTTAAGCATTTGCTCGCTGTACAACACCGGCACCCCCTTTCCCTCCTCAGAGACTGCCAATGTGATGTTTTCCCCGGCTTCTGTAACAGCATACAGCCATTCACCCTCCTGCCTTACATTGCCTATCTTGAAACCCGCGCCAAAAGAGTTGTTAAGCACCCCGCGCAGATAGCAGACCTGTCCTGTATGCGTCAGCCGGAAATTATGCTCCCTGCGTGCGGCGGTAAAGTCTTTATACACCTGTTCAACTCCACTGACCCCGGCTCGCAATATGCCAAAGATAACAGGGCGGCGCAATGACATTGGAAGCAACTGGGCGACAAGCCGCTTAAAGTCTATTTCAAACATCATTCAACGGCTTTATATGGTTGGTAGTTCACCGATAGTTTAGTAATGCGGTAATAGCCGGAGAATGGTCTGTTAAATCCGCTGACGGCTTGCCATTCCTGTGAGTTCCTGGGTTTGACTTTCACTTCGTCGATGTCTGCCACTTCCACGCAGGGCAATGACTGAAGCGCTGCCATAAGGTCGCTTTTGCGGAAAACGCCGTTGAATGGAAGTCCGGTAATTACTTTCTGCACAGCTTCACGCACAGGCTCGGAGCCGTCGGCAAGTATGCCCGCACCGTTTATGTCCACGCTCAGGAGCGTAGGGTCGTAGTATATCACAAGGGAAATTTGCATGTCGTCCGCCGGCTCATTGCGGACCTGCACGGAGACACCGGCATCCTTGATTTCATCGATGTATGCGCGAAGCCCCGCAAGCTGCGTTTCTGTAAGTTCGGCAGGGTTCCCGTCTGCGTCCTGTCGGGCGACCTTGATATACACCACGGTATTGCTTTCTGTCGCTACGGCATATTTTACCACTTGGGCGGCTTCAATGTCCGTGGCGCTCATGGCGCTTGTGTCGTAATAGTCGCTGTCCGCCACAAGTTTGAAGCCTTGCATATACGCCTTTGTCTTGGTCACATACCAGCGCAGCGTGTGTGGTTCCAGCTTTTCGATAAGCTGTTCTACTTCTGTGCTGTGCATATCGAACAATGACTCAAGCGACCACACGGCAAAGGCAAAGACGTAGAAAAGGATATTTTCAAGGCTTGCCACACTGAAACAGTCCTTAAACGTCTTTTTGCCGTCAAGCCCGTAGGCAGACATGACCGCCGGCTGCTTAATCCATTCAGCGGTCATGCCGTTTTTTATCTCCTCTATTGTCCTTGCCATGGCAGCAGTAGGTTAGAGGGTACGTGCAAGAAGTTCGTCCACTTCACCCTTGCATTGCTTGCGCAGTGTGGCAAACTGCGTAAGTTCCGCTGCGTGTTCCGGGGTGTCTGCTCCGTTGGCAAGCGTGGCAATCTGCGCGTCAAGGTCATAGTGGAGACCGATAAGCCCGGCAACGAACTTGTCGCGGCGGTTCTCATCTGTCACACCCTCGGCTACTATCATCGTGGAGCCGTCGGCTTGGTCGCCTGTGTAGGAATAGCCCGGCACGCTTTCGCCTGTTTCAGGGTTGGTTACTTCGCCCGGCTGCTCATTCAGATAAAGCAGCACATGGCTGTCGTCAAATTTTACAAAATTCTTTCTTTCCGTGTAGGTTGCTGTGTAAATCATTATTGTTTCGCTTTTTAATCGTCCGGATCGACGATTTTATAAAAGCACCGATTCCGTTCGATTGGTTGTTTAATTATTTTTGCCCTGAGCGGTTCCGTTATCTCCACACCGTCCAACTGGCGTATCAACGCCTGCGACCCCGTGAATGTGATATGCTGCACCCAGCCTTTTACGGCGTTGCCCTCGTCGTCTATCACCTGGCGGCTGGTGCCGTCTGCCATAACTTCCATTAGCGGCTCCTCAATCTCGTATTGAAGTGTGAGGCACGGTTCTGAATTATGCTTCGACGGGGCGACCGTGTAGCCTGTCAAATGGATTTCGCGGTTCAAAATTGTGTCAATGTGGTACTTTGTACCTGTCAGGTTGCCGGATTTTGCCGGCACAAGTTCACTGAATTTTTTCATACCAAGAATATTTAATAAATGTTTGCTGTTGCAATGCACCATAAAGCCGATGCGCGAAGCGGTCCGCAGCATGATGTCCGGTTCGGGCACTCCCTGCTTTCTCAACTTCGCCACCTCCCTGCATAGACCCTTTTTGTTGCGCTTGCGCGCAAGGCTGTGCGTGTGGTAGGTGACATAGCCCACAAAGTCGATTCCACGGCTTTCCACCGGGAATATCTGATAATTGCCTTTCATCGACAATTTGCGCTCCGTGTTCAGATAGTGGTTTATGAACACGCAGACACCGTGCAAAGTGGGTTTGTCGCCTGCAAGCACCACTATGTCGTCGGCATAACGGTAATAATACCGCACCCCGGCCACTTCTTTCATGAGGTGGTCAAGTTCCGACAAATAGAGGTTAGCGAAGTATTGGGAAATATAGTTGCCTATGGGAACACCCGGCGCACTGGCGATAATGCTGTCAAGCAGCCAAAGGACTGCCGGATCCTTGATTTTACGGCGTAAGACGCTTTTAAGAATGTCATGGTCGATGCTCGGATAAAACTTGCTTACATCGAGCTTGAAGCAGTATTTTGTGCCCTCGGGGTCTGCCGCCAAATCCTCACGCAGCTTTTTATGCAGCGAATGAATGCCGCGCCCTTTTATACAGGCATGCGTGTCTGCGGTGAACTGCGGTGTCCATATAGGCTCAAGCACCTGCATGATTGCCCACTGAACCACACGATCCCTGAAAGGCAGCTTATAAATCTCACGCCGCTTGGGCTCGTACTTTATAAAAATCTCGTAGGGCGAAGTTTTATAAGTCCGTTCCAGCAACTCGGTGCGCAGTTCTTGCAGGTTGTTGTCAAGCTCTGAAAAGAACTGTTTCACCTCATCGCGCCTGTGCTTGCCCTTTGCCGCATTGTGGGCGGCTAAAAGCAAGTTGCTGGGCGAACATATTTGCTCAAATAAATAGCCATGACGTTTCATCGGGTTTTCGGGTCTTTTGTCGGGTCTGTGGGTCTGCTTTGCACACTTCGGGAACTGTCAACACCGGCGGCTTACGCCTCAGTCTTACCGGTACCCTCCGTATTCAAGTTATCTTTTGCCAAGTGGCATGGTCCAGCCCCTTTATCGCAGTGTTGTTTCTTTATTCAGTGCAAGTATAGGGGCGACGAGCAGTTCGCATGCGCATTCGAAGCCGCATAGTACGCACCCACGCAGAACGCGCCTGCATTCGCACCAGTGTTAGCGCTACCGCCAGCCGCGCGGACACGAAGGCCCGTGGCCTTGTCTGCATCGGTATAGAAATAGTCAGGATAATACGTTACAGAACTTCCTCCCACTTCCGTAGGCATAGAGCATAAGCCCTCAAAGCTGACGCGTTTAATATAGCCTGTCTGTTGCGGACATTCGGCAACCTTTTTAAGCCCCTCAACACTGTTGGGGTTGAAGTCCGCCGCCATACTCTTTGCGACATACACTTCGGTTTTTACGCCGGCTTCCTGTTTCACTGTCAAGCCGCGCACGAAGCGGAACAGATGTCCATAACCTGCGTGCACCAGTCCAAAGAATACAGGCACGTTGAATGTCTTGTATGGTTTTTCCTTGTCGTCTGCGCTCTCGCTTGCAGGCAGTGAGTAAGTCACCAAACCTGTACCGTCGCCCATTTTAAGGCCAGCACTCGTAGGGACAAGTGGATAATTACCGTTATAATCTGCCCAATCCTGCCAGCTCATGGTTGTAACTCCGTCGCCAAAACCGCCCTGATACAAGCCGTCGGCATCGCGTTCAGCCTTGAATGCTGCTTGTGAATTGCGGTCGCCCATTATCACAAGCATGAGGATTTCAACGGCTGCCTGCGCCACAAACCAGTTGGCCTCCCAGCCGTCTCCGCGCTTGCGCGCGTTTGTTCCGAATGCTGTTGTACTCAGCACGGTTGCCGGCATTCCAAGCATGGTCGCCTGTGGCGTATCAAGTGCCGGATGCTTTGTCTTGCTGTCAAGCGTCAAGGCTTGCCCTGCGCCGCCCCTGTATCTCTCATCGCTGCTGATAACGGAACACAACTTGTTTTCGGTGCGGTCCATCACTCCTGCGCCTATCCACGATGTGCCGCCCACCGGAATACGGTAGCTTGTGCGTCCCTCGATAGGCTTTAAGGTAATTGCCCAGTAACTGCGTGAGCCCTCGCGCCATGTGGTGAAGTACCACGGGCGCGACCAGCACCACATGCACTGTCCCATTGAGCCGTCAAGTGCCGCAGGGCTGCCGTCCTCAAATTTGGTGCTGTCTTTCGGATCAAGCTTGCGCATCGTGTGGTCGTCTGCCACAAGGTAGCGGCCAAGTCCCAGCGTCTGGGGCAGCTTTTTCAGAGCGTCAAGCGAACCGAACCAGCCGGCCGCCTTAGTGGTGGCGTTGTCCTCGTTCCACCAGCGGCCCGCTATCGGGTTGCCGGCTTCTGCCACGGCTCGCTCCAGTTCCATGCGGCGGGTCTCGCCCGTCTCGTCCATTACTTCAATCTGCATAGCGCCAATGTCGCCCTCCGCGGGGTCAAGCTCGTTGATGCGCTTGCCATTTTCAAAGGCTGCCAACAACTGCGTCAGCTTCGCCTCCTGTTCTTGTGTAAATGCCATTTTAATTACTATTTAATGGGTGTTTAATAATCGTTGCTGTATATCTCATAGTCTTCATCGCTCACAGCACTGATGCTTACCGCCTGATAGTTGGCCTCGGTCATTTGCGTTGCTGAATAACTCTTGATTACTATTTTCGTGATGTCGAAGATGTCAAGGAAGGTGCTGTGCACTTCCAGTGGTTTCTTTTCGTCCAGAAACTCGCGCAGCCGGCGAAGTTCCTCCTCCGGGTAGTCGTCGGTGATTACGCCGCCGCGCACCGCCTGAATGCCCACCACGATGTTTACCGCCCAGTCCCCCTCGTTTATGTATTCTTTCACCGTGCCGTCTCGCCCCACAAGGTCGGTGCACACTATGCGCCGCTCGCGGCTCACTGCCGCAACGGCGTCCGTTATCTCAAGTTCCGCCCCGTCCTCCTTGCGCAGTATGAGGGTACAAAGGGCATAGCGGCCCTCCCAGTAGGCGCGGTCGGTTATCGGGGCGCCCACTTCGTGCGTGGTCATGTCCGCGCCGCGGCCCTCCCAGCTCGGGGCTTCGCCTGTCCGCCCCGGCTTGAACCTTATTAGCGACTTGGCGGCGAACTGTGCCGCGCCAACCGCCATAAATGATATGCTTACCGGTAATTTCATTCTGTTGCTAATTGGGTATCGTTGAGCGCGCCCAGTAAGGCTTCAAGCACTCGCTCCTTTATCTGCTCGGTGCCCTCGCTTATGGTCGCGGTGTGGAGTTCTATGCGCTCCACCAGCTTATCAATGTTTATGGTCACGTTGCGGATTTTGCCCGCCCCGCTGTCGCTGCTTCCTCCGCTCGATGCAGTGGCTGTCCCAAGGCTTCCGCCTACCGGATCAACCCTTGGGACGGTCACTTCCGGGACGGCTGCACTTGCGCTGTTCGGGGCTGCTTTTTTGCCGCTCTTGTTTTTGCTTTTCTCTGCCGCTTCTTTCTTGGCGGCTTCGCTCATTTCGGCTTCGTATGCCTCATTGAATGCTGAACCTATCTGTTTGCCATAGTCGGAAAATCCGGCTTTCAGTTTGTTCAGTGCGGTGGATATTCCGGCGGAGTCAAGGTTGAAGGCGGCTTTGATAAGGTCGCCTATTGCCCCGAATGTCTGTTTTGCGAGTTCTCCTATTCCTTTGAAGCAGGCTTTGAACGCTGCCCATGTTCCTTTCAGCACGGCTCTGAACTTTGCCGATGTGTTCCAGAAATATGCGCCCACCGCAATGAGGGCGGCAATGGCTGCCGCTACCCAGCCGATTATCGGAATGTTCATTATCGCTACGCCCACCGCTCTGCACGCTGTGGTCGCCGTCGTGGCAAATACCCCGAATGATGTTGATGCTATGCCGGAGAATGTGGCTGAAGCGGTGCCGCCTGTTATGAATGACAGCACCAGTGCGCCCAGTCCTTTAAGGGCGTTGAATATGCCAACGGTGGCAAACCTTATCAGGGCGATTGTTGCACGCCCTATATTGCCTACGAAGCCAAGCGATATCATATTGCTGGTGGATAGGGTGCCGTTCATCAGCGCAATGTTTATGGCTGCGGTTCTTACCCAACCGACAATACAGCTCCACATACCCGCCCAGTTAAGCTGGATTATCCAGAGCATGGCTTTACCCATACCCGAAATCAACTTAGGAACAGTTATGAGAAGCGGCATAAGTTGCGCCAATGGGGTTAATAGTTCCATAAACACCCCAGCCCAAAGTGTCGTGTCTCCAGTGGCTTGAAAAACAGAAATTTTGAAATCTTCTATTTTTTGGTTAATAACCGCTTGCCGCTCGGCATAGCTCTCCATAATAATAGCCGCCTGGTCGGTTGCGCTGTTTGTCCCGGTCACTGCTTGCGTAAATCCGTCAAGTGCTTCTGTGCCTTGAATCAAGGCGCGTGCTGCGTTGGCGTTCTCCACTCCGAAGAATTTTGACAGCAGCGCTGAGTCATTCAGCATCGGTTTAAGCATTTCGAGGCGCTCTTTAAGGCTCTTGGAGTTGTCACCAAGTGCCACAATGTCGATACCTGCTTTTTGCAGTTCCTCCGCGGCTTGTTTCTCCACAAAGCGTCCTTTTGACAGTTGCCCAAGCACATTGCGCAGGGCTACACCGCCCTCACTGCCTTTCTTTCCTGCTTTGTCAAGCACTTGGATAGCGGCGGCGGTTTCCTCAAATGCCACATTTGCCGCTTTAGATGCCATTCCGCACTGTTCCAGAGCTGCCGATTGTGCCGGAAGCTCTGCCGATCCTGCCTGTCCCGCTGCCGCCATTACGTTCATCATGCGTGCCATTTCCTCACTGGCTGCCATCGGGTCCTCCAGGCTTACACCATACTGGTTCATGGCTGTGGTCAGTACCTGTGCGGCTGCCACGCCGTCACCTCCCATCAGCTTGCTGGTGGTCTGTATGCAGTCGCCCATCGCACTGAGGGCTTCGGGGTATTTACCAAGTTCCGGGCTTAGCTGTGACAGAAGCAGTTTGTAACCCTCCACGGCAACACTGGCATCTGTCCCGAAAGTTTTAGCCGACTGCCTTGCGAAGCCCTCAATCTGTTTGAGGCTGTCGCCTGTGACGCCAGCAACAGCACTGAGGTCGTGCATATTTTTGTCAAGTGCTATACCGGAACCACTAAATGCGTCCGTTGCTTGTTTCAAGCCCTCTATGGCATTTTTGACCAAATCAATACCGGCCAGCACCGTAGTAAGTTTGCCGATGCTGTTCTGCGCGCCGTCAACCTTGGCCGAAAAATTCCCGGTCGCAGTGCTCATGCCGTTAATGGTGGCTGTATAATTGCCACCAATGTTGAAAATATAGTCAAAAACGCTCGCCATGTCAGATTTATTTATTACTTTTGCATATAGTTAAACTATTCTTTTTATGGTCAATATATTAGCTCACATAGTTGGTTGGATTTTCGTCGCCGCTTTGGTTTTTGGAATCTTGGGGCTCATTCTCTATATGATTGACCTGTTCCGTTTCGCTTGCTCAAAGAAAAGCGCAGGGCCGCTCCATTGGTGGGTTTTCTGGCGTCCTTAACGCTGTCCACTTCCAAACAAAGACGTTATCATTTCAGCTTGGTTCCTGTTGCGCCAGCGTTCAAGCCAAAGTGCCTGACCGTAAAGCGCAGCCCATTCCTCTGCCGTTTCCACCGCATCGGGGTCTTTATGTAGATTCGCCCGTATCAAGGCGCAACCCTTGGCAAACGTGTCCTCGCTGTCATCGTCCGCAAGGGTATGCGCCTCTACAAGTTTTTTAGGCTACCCATGCAACTATTTACCAGTTTGCCGAGCTGAACCTGCACTGCCATGAAAAGCACGGCATCTGTGCCCAGTTCCGCACTTCCGCCAAGCCAACAGTTGTTGAACATCACTTTGCCGGCTTCCACCTCGTCAGTTTTTGAAATCTTTGTCATGGCTTTTATTGTGGCGAAGTCAGGGCGTTTGAAATAGCCTATATGGGTATCCACTCCGTCCACGATGTCCACACGGTAGACCTTGCGATGCTTATTCTTCCACGATTCTACCTGTTCGGGGCTTACGCCTCCGTCAAATGTATGTGCCTGCTGGCTTTTCTCTTTTTCTTCCATATCGTTTAATTGGTGTTTAATCTGTTGTTGTTTTGGACTGCAAGTGGCCGTTAAGGTCATGAGGTCTTAACGGCCGCTTATTCTGTTGTTCCCGGCTACTCGCCGCCTCCCCACTCTATGTGTGAAGGCACAAGCGGAAGCTCCACCTCCTGCCCGGTGTCGCCCTCTTTCCATTTTCGGCTGTTGCCTGAAAATTGGCAGTTGCGGATTTTGTCTTTCGTTATCACTCCGCTGTCGGGCAGATACTGCACGATTATGTCAAAAGGCGGAAGGTCCTGCAACCTGCCGTTTGTTGCCTGCGCCTGGAGCGCCTGCACTTCCTCCTGATATAAAATCAGTTTGGCGTTAGGGGTGATGCGCCCTTTTGCTCGTCCCACTGGGTGACGGCCGGCGCCCCACTTGTTCACGACTTCCTGTTCGTCGCTGTACTCTATACCGACAATGCCGGTAACAGGCACGCCGCCGATGAGGATAACAATATCTGCCCAGGCGCACAGCATGCCATTGACCAAGGGAATGCCGTTGTTTACGATACTTGCCATTTCTGTTTGTTTTTGAAGTTATATGGTCTTGGCAAACCCTATCTTTATGTTGATATGGCGGATTACAGGGCTTGCCACATTCTTGATTACTATGTCTATGCGGCTGGTGCTTGCCACGTCCTGCTCGGGGTCTATCTCGGCTTTGTAGCCGCTTAGTTCCCCGGCACGCTCCATATCCTCGAGGGCATGGTTCGCCACGGTTTCAAGGTGGCTCACGCTGTAACTTTCCAACTTGCCGCTTTCGGAATCCACATAGACGTTTCCGCCAAGTTCAGGCACGATGTAGGTGCGCACGCCGCGCACTGCCTTGTCCATAGTGCGCACGCTCTCAATGGCTGCGTAGTCGCTGGTGGCTTCGTCCATTGTGTGGCTGTCGTTCATATAGCTGCCTGTCTGCCCCGGTTGGGTGACAAAGAACAGGTAACGCGCCTTGTCCAGCTGCTCCACAAGCGCCTTATCCAAGTCCCTGTAAAGCGTACCGTCTCCGAATGCAGGGACGTTTATGCCAGTCGGAAACTCACGCACCCACGCTATGCACTGGTGTACCTTGGCGCGGCTCAGAAGCCCCAGAACTGTGCCCAGTCCGCTCACGCTGCTCTTGGCTGCGTTGCCTTTGTCCTTGTAAAGCGTCGCGCCTGTGTCACTGCCTGCCTGACCTATAACCACGCTCACGCGGTTCTTGCCCATGCCTGCCGCAACCTGCGTTATCTGCTTCACATTTGCCACTTTCGGGGCGTATAAAATCGACAACTCCGCCGCCTGTTCTGCCAGCGTGTCGCCAATACCTTGCAAGGTGGTGATGTCGTCGGTACTCATATTGCGGTCACCACACCACACGCCCAACTGTCTGATACGCCCGGAGGCATAGTTCTGCACGGTTTTCAATTCGGCAAACGTGTAGGCATCACTTGCACCGCTCGGTTTGGCGAACAAGCCCACATACAGGCTCACAGCCGGGTTGGCGCGGTAAATCTCGCTGAGGTGATAGTGTACCACCTTGACCGCCCAACTGGCTGCGTCTGCGGTGATGCCTGCCGCTTCGGCTGCGTCTATTGTGGAAAGTGCCTGCACCCTCTCGGTCTTGAAGCTCTCGGGAATTTCAGCATCGGGCAGATATGCCACAAAGCCGGTTATATGGTCTTCGCCCTGTGTCGTCTTTGGCACATTGCCGTTTGTTCTGGCTATGGTTAGTTTAGTGCTCATTCTGCCGTTACTTTTATAAGTTCGCTATTTTTGAGGTTCACGGCGTGCGCCTTCGCGTCCCCCTCCAAGGGGAAGCACTGCCCGTCGTCAGTCACCCACACCTGCTCCAATTTGTGCAGCCTGCACGCTTCACGCCCTACGGCTTTAAGCATAGCCGGAGCATTCTCCTTTGCCGTTTTCTGCGCCTTTGGCTTCTGCGCGTTCTTCGGCTTGGTCTCTTTCTCTGCAGCCGGCTTTGCTTCCTGGACAGGCTGCGTGATTTTTGTATTTTCTTCTGCCATGTCGTTTATCGTTTTTTGAGTTTATAAATTATCCAGCCTGTCACAGCCAGAATGATGATTGCAACACCGCACATAACGCCATTTTTAATGCGGTCCCAAAGGCTCGGCGGTCGTTCTGCTTTTACCACCACTTCCGCCAGCTCACCACCATTGTAGGTCTGTTCCTCCTTGATTTCGGTGTTCACTTTGGCGTTGTATGTCGTTGCTTCGCGGCTCACTCCGCTATGGTCGGTGCGCTGCCTTATCTTGGCTTTCAGTGGGTGCGCGCCGGTCTTTGGGTCTGGGGCAGCCCCTGTGTCATAGATTTCAATCTCCGTGACCGTGACAGCCTCCGTGTTTTCCTCACGGGTCTGCTCTTGTTCCTGGCTGCTCTGGCTTTCCTCCGTCCGCGTGGCTGTCTCCTCTGTCCGCGTTTCCTGCTTGCCGCTCTCCAGCACTTGTCGGGAAGAGGAGCAGCTCGTATTTGACAGGGCAGCGCTCAACATGAGGACAGCCCCAAATGCGTTCAAGCGCGACATTAAGCCGTTGTACGTCATTCCTTAATTTGTTTATTTCGTCCTGAAGCGGCGGGACTATCGACTCCATAAGTATGTCGGAAGCCTTGCGCACATTTTCAAGCTCGTGGCTTTTCACTTCGGCGATCTTGTCTTTCAGCTCCGCACGGAGCTTGCCGACTTCTGCCTCATACTTTGCACGCTCAACTTTCCTGCCTACCCACGACCCAATCGGGCCTGATACCGCCGCGACAAGCGCCGCTACTATGGTAGTGATTATTTCGCCGCTCATTCACGTTATTTACTGTTTTATGCCCACTTTCGTAAGCCATGTTTTTACGTTGAAACTCGGACACGCCTTGTTGGCAAACTCATTGTGTCCGTGCACCGTTGCCCCGGGGTATCGTTGTAGAAGCTCTTTTACAAGTTTCACAAGTGCAGCCTCCTGCGCCGCGGTGCGCGTGTCCTTTCCTTTTTTCTCCCAGTTCGGCACTGTGCGGGGCGGGCAACCTCCCACATAGCACACACCGATAGACCGGGTGTTGTGTCCTTTGCAGTGTGCACCGACCACCGATTCGGGCCGCCCGGGGCGCACCTCTCCGTTTAGCCCTATAACATAGTGATAGCCTATGTCTGAGAAGCCGCGCTCAAGGTGCCATTCCCTTATTTGGGCATTGGTGAAGTCCTCGCCCTCCGGGGTGGAGGTGCAGTGCAATATTATCTGGTCAATCTTCCTCTTGCTTGAATCCATTCAGCTTTTGCAATTATGCGCCCGGAGCGCTCACGATTGCTGCACGGCTCTTGGTGTCCGTCAATGGCAGACAAATGCCCCACTGGCGGAAGTTCACAAGGTTGCGGTGATACAATGGGTCGTTCTTGGCATCGCTGTGGTAGAAGCTTGTTGAGCCGTAGGCTTTCATCATTCTGCCAGCATAGAATGCCACTGAAGCGCGGGCATCACCTGTCGCAACTGTTGCGCCCCATGCTTTCTTTTTGCCGGTGCTCATGGTGTAGTATGGCGTGCCGTCATATTCGTAGATGTCAAAGCCATACATGCGGCAAATCTTGCCCTCAACCTGGTTGATGTTGTAATGTTCCTTGAACTTCTGCTCGGTCTCCAAAAGGTCGTTTACGTGGTCACTGCAAAGCACAAGTATGCGGTCTTTCTGGGGTATGCCCATTTTGTCAAACGCGCGTTTGAGCGCCAGAATGTCGTTAAATGTCATTTTCAGGCGTATGCCGTCACTTGCTCCTGTGGTCTTTATTACAGGCACGCCGTCCTTGTTTACATCTGGGGCGATTGCGTGGATGGCTTTCTGTGCTATCTTCTCGCGCAGAGCGTCGCGGTGGCGCTCCTGCGCACTTGCCATTTTGTCGTAACTTAGGGCATGGAGTTCATCGTCGGTCACCGGCGTTGCCTCAGTGTCGAATTTATCAAGGCTGATAGGCTTGTCCGCGTCTGTGAGGGCTGTAATGGCAAGCGGGTAGCTCGTGTTGTTCACAAGCACATTCGGGTCGCCGCCCATTTCCGTGAAGTGGATAACGTCATTTTCCACATACTGGTTATAGCTGCGAATACGCTGCATCCACCCAAGCGCCTCGGGGGCGGTGCGGAAAGTCTTGATCATCTCTCCTGTCCATATTTCAGTCAAGACACCGGCACGCAGTGCGCCATCCGGGGCAAGCTGTCCGGCTGCAAGGGCTACAACATTGCCCGCCACGGCTCCCACTCCGGCAGGCAAGCCGGCTACTGCGGCGAGCACTGCCCCCGAAGCGCTGTTAAAGGCAACCGCACACACCATACAGAAAAGGGCGCAAACTGCCTTTTTGATAAAATTGCTTTTTGAGTTCATTATTCTAATTTTTATAGTTTGTTAGTTAGTCTTTCAGTTCTGGGCAATCCACGCCATACTCGGCTTTGAAAAGCTGGGCGTATTTTGCCGGGTTCTCTTTGCGCATTGTCAGCAGTTCTTTTTCTGGAACTTCACTGAGCTTGGCATATTCCTTTGGTGCTGCTCCAGCTCCGGGGCCGCTGGTCTTGCTAAGGTTGATTACTTCGGTGGGCTTCTGCTGCACTGGCATAAGCTTCAATGTCGCAGTCAGGTTATCCAGTCCGGCATTTTTGCCAAGTGCGATAAAATGGTCGCGGTTCTCCGCCATGATTCGCCTTTCAGCTATGGCGTTATCTACCGCCGCCGTCACTGCTGCAAGCTGGATTGTCTCGACCTGGTCTGCTCTCGTTTTGAGCAGGCGCAATGAAGCCAGTGCCTGCTCCTCGGTCGCTGTTTCCGGCAGACCGAGCAGGGTTAAAAATTCCTTGTTCATCTGTTTTTCTATTTTTTGTTTATTACATTCCTCTCCCTCGCGCTGCTCGGGGTCGGCGTTAAGTTTCAACATCGGTAATGACTTGTGCTCCTCTCCGGCTGCAAGTGTCAGAATCTTTCCTGATTCATAGAGCTTCAGGGCTTCGTCATTGCTGCCTATATCTACTATGCTCACCTCTACCAGCTTTGAGCGTGTCACCGTGGCGCGTGTCTGTCCGTCAAACGCCAATGATGGGTCGTCGCTCACCTCCAGCAGTTCCAAACCGGCAGAAGCCATACGCAGGAAGCCGTTTTCCCATTTGCTCTGTATCTGCTTGGCAAACGGGTCGTTCTGGTCAAATACCGGGGTGCCTATAAGCCTTGTGCCGTCAAGCCGCAGATTTTCTATGCGTCCTATTGGCCCTGCCGTGTCCTGGTAGTTCCTACGGTGCATCCATAGTAGCACGGGGTTGCGCCTGTATTGCTCCAAGTCTATGCCTGCCGTAAGTATGCGCGTGCCGTAACTGTTCACGGCCTCTGTGGATATTATTACTTCGTTCATTCGTCAATAAAAATGAAGCCGGCACACTCGCGGCGCCGCAATGGTGTGGAGGGGTGGTATGCGCTCGGGCGCCGGCTTCGCTAATCAATCTTTCTTACCATTTGTTGCGGAGGTGGGAATCGAACCCACGACCTTTGGGGAATGAACCCAACGAGCTACCGCTGCTCTACTCCGCGAAATCGTTCTATGGCGCAAAGTTGTGAATGTTTTACAGCCCTAACAAAAAGAGTGTAAATCTTTTACACTCTTTTTTATTATGGGGCTTTTTTGAGCCAATTTTGCAACAGAAAACGCGCCCGCAGTGGGTGCGCTATATGTCTTAAAACTGTTTAGAATATGAATGGCAACAAAAAAGGAACTTGAAAAGATGCGTGAACACGCGCGCCTCCTCTTTATGCAAGGCGAACCTCAGAAGGTCATTGCGGAAAAGGTGGGCGTGTCTGCACAGACGGTGACGAAGTGGGTCAGCGACGGGGACTGGCAGGCTGCTCGCTCTGCGGCAAACATCACACGCCCGGAGCTTGTAAACAAGATTTTGAAAAGCATCGACGTGCTGGTCGAAGACCTCGTGAACGAGCCAAGCCCGGAAAAGACGGCGGCAGCGGCCGACAAGCTTGTGAAGTTCTCGGCAACTATCGAAAGGCTGGATAAAAAAACTTCTGTTGTGGACATCATAGAGGTGTTCATGGCCTTCAGCAAATGGCTGCAATACCGCATGACCTACGACCCGAACGTCACCCCGGAGCTTATACAGACAATTAACAAATATCACGACCTGTTCATCAGTGAACAGCTCCAAAAAACTTTTTAGCACATGGCAACGAAAGCGGAAATAATCAAAGCACAGGAACGTTGGAAACAGCACTGCGAGACGGTGCAGTCTGCAACCGCCGTGAACATCAATGAGACACAGGCGCAGCGCCTTGCCCGCATTCGCCGCCTGCGCTCGGATTATGCCGCTTTTGTCGATTACTACTTTCCGCACTGGACTGTAAACCCGGAGACAGGGAAAGCCACTCCGTGCGCACCGTTCCACGTGTCTGCCGCCAATGCGATTTTGAAGGACCGCAACATTAAGGCGGCTTTTCAGTGGCACCGCGGGGCGGCTAAATCAACCAATATGGACGTGTTCGTCCCGATGTGGCTAATGGCTCAGGAACACCGTGAAATAAATGTAATGGTGCTTGTAGGAAAGAGTGAGGACAACGCCAAAACACTGCTGGGCGACATTCAGGCTGAATTGCAGTATAATCAGCGCTATATACACGATTTCGGGGAACAGTACAACGTGGGCTCTTGGGAAGAGGGTGAATTTGTCACACGCTCTGAAGTCGCATTTTTCGCACGTGGTCGCGGTCAGTCGCCGCGTGGTCTGCGCTACCGCTCGCACCGTCCAGATTATGTGATTATTGACGACTTGGACGACGACGAGCTGGTGGAAAGCCCCGACCGTGTAAACAAGCTGTTTGACTGGTTGCGCTCTGCTCTGTTCGGCACTCTCGACGGCGGACGCGGGCGCTTTATCATGGTCGGCAACTTAATCGCAAAAAATTCCGTGCTGGCGCGGTGGTGCGACATCAAGTCCGTACACGTTACCCGTGTCAATATCTATGACAACCGTGGCAACGTGTCTTGGGCTGCAAAATGGACACCGCAGGAAGTCAAGGACATTGAGGCGGTTGTGGGTTATCGTGCATTTCAAAAAGAATACATGAACAACCCGATTATCGAAGGTGCAATTTTCCGCAATGAGTGGATCCGCTGGGGAAAACGCCCGGCGTGGTCCAAGTTCTCGGAAATTGTCCTGTATATCGACCCCTCGTTCAAAGGCTCCACAAAAAATGACTACAAGGCTGCCAAGCTTTGGGGAAAAGCCGGCACTACACTTTACCACCTCCGCGCTTTTGTCCGCCAGTCCTCCGTTGCCGAAATGGTGCGGTGGTGCTACGACCTCTACGAGTGGACACGCGAGCAGGGCATTGCGGTGCGCTGGTATATGGAAGCCAATTTTATGCAGGACACCATCCTTGATGAGTTCCGCCGTGAAGGTGAACTGCGCGGCTATCAGTTGCCGATTACAGGCGACAAGCGCAAGAAGCCCGACAAGTTCCAGCGCGTGGAAGCCATTAGTCCGTTGTGGGAGCGCGGTTTCGTGGTCTATGACGAGACGCAGCGCGACGACCCGGACATGCTTGCCGGTATTGACCAGACGCTGGCGTTTGAAAAAGGAATGCGCGGACATGACGACGCCCCCGATGCCGACGAGGGCGCAATATGGATGCTGCAACGCGACACGCGCACAAAATCGTTTACCCCCTCTTTCGGCAGGAGGACTAATGCAAAAAATGTATCATGGTGATTATTGACTACTTCCGTGCCTGTCTGTTTGACTGGCGCAAGAAAAGGGCTATAAAACAAGCCCGCAAATCCGCAGAACTCTACCGCAAAAAGTTCCTTGTGTTGGTGCACAACGGCCGCCCGGTCTGCGTCTCTATGCAGGGGATTAGGAAACTTATAAAGCAGCACCGTTTTGCACCGGGATTCACGGCGGAGAAAGCCCGTCAAATTGCAATTTATGAAGCCAGACCCTCTAACACTTCCGCCAATGTTTCTCACCGTTGATGACTACCGCCCCGTATGCGACCAATACGAATTTGAGCAGATAACGCAAAATGAGGACATACGCCTTGCGGCTGAAGCTGCGGCGGTGGAGCAAATATCCTCTTATCTGCGCAACCGCTATGACACTGACCGCCTGTTTTCTGCGGTCGGTTCATGCCGCAACCCTATGGTCGTGCAGTGTGCGGTAAATATATCGCTGTGGCTGATGATACACCGGCTGCCGCAGAACATGGGGCATGAGCGCCGCGAATGCCTCTACAACGATGCCATCAAATGGCTGCGCGATGTCCAGGCTTCAAAGGCTTCGCCCGACTTGCCTGTCTATGTCGATGCTGACGGCACTACCGACACGCACAACCCTATACGCACTGGCTGCATGAAACCTAACCGTTACGACTATTAAAGACCAATTAAACGTTGTTTAACCGATGTTTCGACTATGTGCCAAAATAGAGATTAAGGGCGACCGTGCATGGTCGTTCGACTTCGTTAATGCCGTGGAGATAACCCGCGACACTGAGAAGCTCACGACAGAAGCCAAAATCACAATGCCCAAAAAGGTGAAGTGGGACAAGGCGGACAAAATACCGGTTAAGCGCGGTGATTCTGTCAAAATATCGCTTGGTTATGACGACAACCTGCAAACGGCTTTCGTGGGCTACGTCCGCGATGTTGGCTTCAAAACGCCCATTGTCATAACTTGCGAGGATGAGATGTTCAAGCTGAAGCAAATGCCCACCAAGAAAAAAGCTTACCGCTCCGTTTCGCTTGAAACTTTGCTGAAAGACCAAGGTATCAGCTACCGCCTTAACATCATGGGGGAGCAGGCACTTGGAGCTTACAGGGTGACGGCCGACACTGTAGCTGCTTTGCTCGGCAAACTGTCAGAACAGGGCATCCGCTCATTTTTCCGCTATGAGAACGGCGCACCGGTACTTTATTGCGGGGTGCTGTTTGAAAGGGACACAAGACCGGCACAGGTGTTCAAAACAGGGCTGAACATAATTTCAGACCAAAGCTTGCAGCAGCAGAAGGCTGAAAATATGCGCCTGCGCGTTAAGGCTGTCAGCCTCATGCCTGACAACAAAAAAATTAAGGTTGAAGTGGGCGATGCCGACGGCGAACACCGTACACTGCACACCTACAACAAGACTGAAAGCGAGTTGAAGGCATGGGCGGAACAGGAAATAAAAAGGCTGAAACGTGACGGGCTTACTGGTTCGTTCACAACTTTCGGGCACACCCTTGTCGATTGTCTGGACGCTATCGGCATAGTCATAGACGGGGTGAAATCCGGGGTGTATCAAGTCAAAAAGAATATTGTCAAATACGGCGATGGCGGCTACCGTCAGGAAATAACCCTCGGGCTGCGCGTCGGCTAAAATTTATTACAATGGCAAATATAAGAGATGCTATCAGACAACTTGCACAGCTGGACGGCGAAACGGCCGCCCTTGTTTGTGTGGTTGATGAAATAGACAAGGCAAAACGTACTGTGGACTGTACGCCGATAAATGAGGGCGCACCGCTGCTCGGTGTTAATCTGCAAGCCAACCAGGGCTCTGACTTCGGGGTGGTCATTTACCCCGAAAAAGGGGCTTTTGTTGTTGTCGGCTTTGTGGCTGACGGCGCTGCAGGGGTGGTGCTTGCCACAGACAAGATAGAGTCCGCAGAAATCGTGATCGGTGAAACCTCCGCAGTGATTGACGCAGACGGTTTGCGCGTGGACACTTCCAAAATGTCTGCACATATCAATGGGGAGGACATTGTTTTCAATGAGGGCAAACTGGACGGACTGGTCATAATCCAGAAGCTCACCGACAAACTCAATGAGCTTGTGAACACATTCAACAAGCACACCCACAATGTCATTGTAAGCCACCCGGGCGGAACGTTCACGACAATGGTGCCTGGTGGGGCTGCCGCCTCATTCAAAAAGACTGATTACGAAAACACCAAGATAAAGCAATGAAAATTTTAGGACTCCAAACTGATACGGAAACGGCGGACTTGCTCGTTCATCAGCGCGCTGCCGTCGTCGCTGAGGCTTCCGGCTTCATTGCCGAAACTGTCCTCCTTGCCGCTCCGGGCGACTTCAAGGAAGTTCCCCTACTCGGTGCGGATGCGCGGTCCATGCTTGCGGCCAACGGCGACCCTTTCTGGCCGGGCAACACAAAAAAAATGCTGCGTGCTGTCGGGGTCGATGTAGCCGCAATAAACGTTGCCGACACCGGCGTAATCACAATTTCATAAGCTATGGAAATAATAGTAAAAGACCGTCAAACGCTGCTTGACATTGCCATTGCCACCTTTGGCTCGGCAGCCGGGGTTTTCGCTTTCGTAAGGCGAAACGGCATATCCCTGACCTCCGCACTGAAGGACGGGCAAGCTCTCACATACGAAGCTGCCGACATTATTGCACCGGCTATACGCGACGCATACGAAGTGGGCGGAATATCACCTGCCACCGACATTGACCGCACAAGCTATCTGCGGCTATTGGCTGCCACCGGGTCGCCTTTCAAATCGATTGACGGCATCAATGCCGGCATCCCTGTCGATTTACCTGCCAGCACGTTTGAAATTGACCCGTTGGAGGAGGCTCTTTCTGATGTTGTTGCAGGACGCCCACCAAAAGAGAACACGGAAATTCACCTTACGCGTATTTTTCAAAATCCGTTTGATGACACATTCGCATAATTTTAATATTAACAACTAAAGTTTCGCAAGTGAAAATTCACAAGCGTGATTTAACGTAATTTTGGAA